GTCTGATAGTGAATTCAAATATATGCCGTGTGCGGTTCGGGGAGATCTGATAGTGAAGGATGGGTGTGCCGTGGGGGGTCGCCCTGTGATGGCTGGGTCGGGCTTGGGTCGCCCTGTGGGGAATGTAACCTAGGCACCTAGGTTGCAACTCGGGTTTTTGGGCTGTTTTGGGTCGGTATACTTTTAAGTTTCCAGCACTATTAGGGTCCGCATACTATTGACCGAGTTGGGGATTGGTGATACGCTTGTTGTTGATGGGGAGGGTAGAGCCTCTCCATCACACCCTCTGCGAGATCCGACCTAGGGACCTAGGTTGGAGGCGGAGGTTGTCAAGCTACTCGGAAGGGAGACATTATGGAGGGCTTGGAGGAAGCAATGCCCGTGGAGTTCTACATTGGCGCTGTAGTTGCCATCAAGGAACGTCACGGAAAGTTAATTCAGTTCGTTGATTCTAACGATTTGATGGACGAACTAATAATTCAGAACGTCAGAGCATTACAGGATGCTATCCGCTGGTCGGATCAAGTATTTGGGAGGTCATAGATATGGGACATCGCTTTGGGTTAGGAAGGTGCAACGTCAGTTTCACTGGCGATTGTTCTGGTGATGTTGTGTGGTTTCAACGGCCTGTGGATGGGAACGTCTACGGGTACTGCGAGCACCACGTGGACATGGGCGTGCATGAAGACAGGCGCGACATACCTGAGTCTTACCGTTTGGTGAGGGTCAAAGGATTGTTACTTAGTTTGTTTAACGAAGTCTGACCTAGGCACCTAGGTCAGGGAGAGGAGAGCCATGATTACATGGCCTTGGATAACACCGATGGGTGCCGCATTCATACTTCTGTGTGTTTGCGTGTTCGTTGGGATGTGGGCATACAAAGCTCACAAGAAAGAGATGGCTGATCACGAGTACTGGGTGCTACGCACACAGGATCAGTTGGACCGTACACATATGGGTCAGCCGTATGGCCGACCCTACGATTGGGGGAAAGAAAATGAGTAAGACTGCTCAGAATAGAAAGAAGTTGCGGAAACATCGCCGCAACCAATGGCTGCGAGTAGCCAAGCGTGACAACCGAACCAAGACTGGTTGGAACGTGCAAGTAATGAATCCGAACACTAACGAATGGGAGCGTGATTGTGTTGGAACACGATAAGCCACTTACCTCTAATGGTTATCCAATCATTGAGAGGGACAAGATGTATCCTGATGATCCTTTCGATGGGATGTACAGGATATTGGTGAAACGCCCACCTGAGATGTGTGCGTTTCCTAATGCACCCTTTGTTGTTGCTGTCAAGAACTTCAACAACTATGGGTATGACGGTTGGTGTCATGCTATTTCATATGACTTGAAGCTGCCGACGGCGGTGTGGATGTTGTATGGGGCAGACAGGGAGGATCACCCTTTACGATGAACCTTTGGATAGCCATATGGACAATCCTTGACTTCGCTTCGGTGAACCATGAGCCACCTAACCCTGAGATTCCTGAGGTCGTATGCGAATTCTTCGTAGACGACTGCGTGAGGGCACTGGGGGTGGCGTGGTGCGAGTCGCTACACAATCCCCGTGCCTATAACGGGGTAGATCACGGCTTGTTTCAAATAAACGAACATTATTGGGGCCATGTGTTTGAAAGGCACTGGCCGAAACGATACGAAGTGGTGCAGTCAACATGGATGGCGCACTACATACACGAGAACACCCGTGGAGGGTGGGCCTTATGGACTTGTGGGAGGTACAAGTAAATGCCCTATAAAAATCCTGAAGATAGACGCAGAAACAATAAAGAATGGAGAGAAAAAAATAAAGAACATCTTGAACAATACGCAAAGGGATACAGGAAAACAGATCGTTGCAAAGAGGCAAGAGCACGGCATTACCAACGAAACAAAGAAAAAATAAACCAGTGGAAAAGAGAGTATTACCTTGCTAATCCTGAAAAAGCTTTAGAACAGAAACAAAAAAGCAAAGCGTGGCGTGAAGCTAACCCCGAGCGTGTTCGTGAACTAGCCCGAAAAAACGATCAGAGGCGGATGAAAGATCCCAAATATCGGGAGCAACGAAAGGAATACAATAAAGAGTATTTCAGCAACCCCGAAAACGTAAAACGGCAAAAAGAAACCCAGCGAAGATGGTATTTAGAAAATAAAGAAAGAAAGAATGCTGAGTCAAAAGCAAATTATGAAGCCAACAAAGAGGTTTGGACCGAAAGAACCAGAAGGAACATAGCTAAACGTAAAGCTTCAGATCCTGTTTTGTTTAACCAAAAAAACAGCGTTCAATCGTCAATATATCGTGCCCGTAAACACAAAACGACTGCTGATGGTCACACTCTTTCTGAACTTCACGCCTATTGGAAGTCTCAAGGCATAGACCCCAAGCGTTGCACCTATTGTGACGCTTGGTATCGCCAATGGAAACACGACTGGAAAACGTCAGTCGGTGACCATGTTGTTCCAATCACTAAAGGCGGCGACGACGTTATGGAAAACCTTGTGCCTTGCTGTTTCTCGTGCAACGCATCTAAAGGAAACAGGACTCTTTACGAAGAATGGACACCGCCTAACCAACGGTCCTGTACCAGTTGACAAATAGGGTATGCAGGTCCTTGACACTACCTGTATGGGGTGATAGGATGCTATTGGAGGTTCGATTCCTCCCACCTCACGATTGACCTAGATACCTAGGTCGGTCAGTACATTGACAATTGAAAAGGAGTCAGCATGTCTGCTGAAATATATGGCGATGACCTAGCGGTCTACGCTCAGACAGCTTGGCACGGCAAAGGGATCACCTATGGTCACCTGCTCTCAGCAAATGAGTACGCAGAGAATCCATGGATATTCCAAGCCGAACGTCAAGAACTGTATGCCAAAGACGTGATTGATGGGGAGACTTATTACACAGCACTCAGTGAATGGGACGGTGTAAATAATGGTTTCGTCATTCGTCGGTCTGACGATGGGTTCCCACTAAATGTGGGCGTGACAGAAGGCAGGGGGATCACTCAATATGATGAGATGGATTCCGCTGTAGAGAAACTGATAGAACAGGGTTTCTCTCCTGGTGTCGCATCCAAGGGCACCCTGAATCACGGTCGTAAGGCATATGTAACATTGGAGATGGGTGAACCACTGGATATCGAGGGGTACAGCAAGATCCACAAGTACTTCACGTTGACTGATGCTCACGATGGGACGATTGCCGCCTCAGGGCGACCAACCGTTGGAGTAGTGGTGTGTGCAAACACATTCGCTGCCTACATCTTGGGAGTTCAGGCTTCGTGGTCGGTCAAGCACACTCGTAATGCCAGTAGCTATCTGGAATGGGCAATCAACTCGTTCGTTGAGGCAGCCAAGCTGCAACATCAGCTTGACGAACAAGTAGAGCGACTCATCAACGAAAGCTATCTTCCGTTTCAATTCGGACAACTGAAGCACCGCATTCTGGGTGAACGTCCAGAAGATGAGGGTAGGAGCCAAACATCTTATGACAAGGTGTTCGACTCGATCACTGCCCGCTACATGGACCGTGACCTAGACGGTGGCATCCGAGAAACCAAATGGGGTGCGCTCATGGCCGTACAAGGCTACGAGCAGCACGTCCAGCAGGTGCGTGGTGGATCTAAAGAGGGACGGCATCTTGATCGTCTGCTCTTCGGATCTATGCCTCTCACGGAGAAAGCAATCCACCAGCTTGTTTCATCTGAATGAGACTCGGGGGTGCCACGACCTAGATGCCTAGGTCGGGGCCTCCCTTGTGGCTTATTCAGGTGTCTAGCCAACACCACAAATTAGGGAGATCACCATGAGTGATGAACTAGAAGTACAGGTAATTAACAGTCCACATCTGACCCTTGAGGTTGATATCAAGTCCATAATCGAAGAGCATGTCACCGAAGCCGTTGGTGAGTACTTAGACAATTATGACTGGTATTCCATGCTCAGCGACCACAATCAGACCATCTCTGAGATAGCCAACGAGGATATAGATGTTCATGATCAGGTACATGATGTCGTGAATGCTATGGACTTCATCAAGAGCGAGGACCTTGATGATGATGTTGCCAATGCCATAAGGAATCAACTCAGGCAATTCAACGGGCTTGGCAGCCTCAGTGATGCTTGCTCCTTGGGGGATGCCTTTATTGAGGCAGTCCAGAAGGTAGCGAATGTCACGTGGTCCAAAGTTGACATGGAGCGAGCACTCCGCAATCAGTTCGCGAATGCAACCATCAAACTTGAATTCAATCCTGTCAGTGACGCTCGCGCCGCTGCACAACAACTATTGGGGGAACAACATTGAACCTACACCTAAGCTCAGATCGTAAGACTGCACCTGTGTTGCAGCGCAAATACGAAACGGGCAATGAGGCTTATGTCAGAGTCCCTAACGCATTCGGACTTCCAGCAATCAAGTCATGCTGGGGATCGACACCAACTTGTGAGGCTATGTGTTATGCACGCAAGCTGGAGAACATCTTCCCGAATATGAGCAATGCGTTGGAGAGAAACTGGCAGCTAGTCAAGCCTCACTTGCACGATCCAGACAAGCTGGAAGAACTCTTGTATGCCGTAGTTGAGCAATCGTTCAAGTACATGCAGAAATGGAGTGAGCCAGAGGACTGGGTGTTCAGGTGGTTCTGGGATGGAGACATCCCTACACCTGAGTTTGCGACTGCCGTCAGGCGAGTCTGTCAACGATTCCCACAAGTCAAGTTCTGGTTGTACACCAGAACATTCAATGCAATCAGGCGACTGCAAGCTGACAACCTTGTCGTCTACTTATCCGTAGACAAAGACAACATAAAGCAGGCACGCCATACAAGTAAGACATACCCATGGGTGAAGCTGGCCTTCACCGCTGAAAGCTGGGAAGCGACCGAAGCGTTAGCTCGGACGTTCCCTGGTCAACGGCTGGGGCCACGCTGCCCCGAGCTAACAGGCAAGATCCCGTTAGTTGTATGGGGTGAAGATCGCATGGGCCGAGGAGCCTGTGTCGAATGTGGGCTGTGCATAACGGGCGTGAACAACGTGCGTTTCTCAGCCTCTAAATGAAAGGGGGAGGGTATGACAAAACCCGACCGAACTGAATTGGAACGTGAAGCTTACGCTTTGGTTCTGTTCATTATTAAAACCATTGCAGGCATCAACAAGTTGATTGACCTGACAGCGGATGAGGATTGCATCGCTACTGATGCAGTCGTAGATGATCTGAAAGCTATTGAGGGAGAGATAGATAGGTTCCGTTTACGGTTCCTTGTTGTTGATCCTGAGATTGATTTCAGCGGACTAGGAGATGAATGATGATATGTCCACGATGCCAACTCACCGAATTGGAAGATGAGTCGGCGCAAAATGCACTGTCCCGTTTGGATAACGACACGTATGTCTGTTCTCCCTGCGGTACTGACGAAGCCATGCTCGATGTCGCTGGTATAGGACAACGAGAGCCATGGCCTATTAACCGTGAGCTAATGGATTGGAGAAGCCTGAAATGATTATTACAACTCAGGAAGTTGATGCTCGCGCAGTATGTAAAGAATGCCGTGTCAACAGAACAACCAAAGTAACCGTCAAAGAGATCAAGCAATGGGTGGGAGGTGACATGGTCCAAGACGTATGGCCTGACAAGAGTCCTGAAGACAGAGAAATCATTATGAACTCTCAATTCATAGATCTATTGGGTAAGCCATTTCCTGGCCCGTACTATCTTTGCCCCACTTGCTGGGAAGAGAACATGGATGACATGGAGGAATACTATGGCTCAGTTGACTGACTCCCAGAACGAGACAATGCTTGAGCTATTCGATGGCGTACACAACGTTATGCACATGTTGAGAGCCATGGCGGAGAACATGGACGAAAGTGCGGCAGAGCTAGAGCAGTCATTGTTGAACGCTGTGCGATGTCTCGACCCTGACCCACCGAACATGGACAACGTAGTTCTGTTCCCGACAGGAAAGGTATTTGATGAGGAAACATGATTGCGATGGCAACCCGTCATTAACAAACTACGGGCGTGGATGCCGTTGCGAGTTATGTCGTTCAATCAAGAATCTTTACGAACGTGAACGGCGAGCAAAAGTCAACAAGAACAGGGAGTCTGCTAACCCAAAACCGAAGAAGCCTGCTGGGCGACGAGACAATCCTATTGCCGTTAGCGATGCCTACTCCATGGTTGACATCATCCGTGCCAATCCTCATTTGGATTGGTCAGAGAAACAAAGGAAACAAGCAGGTGTTTGAATACGAACTTAAACCGTATGCCTTTCCTGCGGGAGGATCTGGACGCTACCGAAGTGGCTGGTTAATCCTGCAGGACAACCAATTCAAAGACTTCTTTGAGGATCAAGAAGTCGCAAGAACAATCTACGAGTCCCTTGTTAGGGACCAGGAAGAGAAAGAATAATGGATTCATACGACCACCCAGAAATCAATCTGTCTGAAATGTTCAAGGAAATGCTGGACATGTTCCCAGAAGAGATTAGCAAGATGCTGCATGAAGGTGCAGAAACACATTTGATGGGAGATCTAAAGGCCCGTCTGTCTTTCTACGACTATGTATCTAGTCAGACAGCTAAGTGGAGAGACATAGCTAGCTACGAACGTAGACATGCACTGCTGGACCTGAGCCTCGAAACATCTAACTCTGCTGAAAGTGGAAGGTGGATTGGTGTCTCGAAACAACGTGCCCATGACATGATCGGTCAGGCCAAGTTTGAACGGCTACGGAAGATCGGTGCACTGGAGGCCAACAGCGAATGAAAAGTTGCCTCAACACTGAGTGTCCTGAGGATAACCCTCAGCCACTCAGCAACTTCCACAAGCAGTCGATGGGTAAACATGGGCGTAACGCTCGGTGCCGTGTGTGCGTGACCAAAGCGCAAGTTGACCGAGAGAAGAACAACCCTCAAACAATGAGGCGGCGACGCAACAGTCATTACCTTCGCGAATACGGGATCACACTGGAGGAATACGAATCCATGCTGGAGCTACAAGATTACAAATGCAAGATATGTGGAGCGGAAGATAGCGGCCACCCCCACACCGATAATTTAGTTGTAGATCATTGCCATCAGACAGGTGTCGTACGTGGGTTGCTTTGCAATTCGTGCAATAGGGGCATAGGCATAATGAACGAGGACCCTGAGCGAATGATGACTGCAGCGATGTACTTGGTGGTTGACGGATGACTTGTAAGTCCTATAATGGGGGGTGACCCCCTCAAAGGGGTCACCCCCCATACAATTTGTGGGTGCCCAGTTCCTCTCCCTACTGGGCACCCACTTGGGTACACAGGGAGAACGGGAGACACATGATAGAAATTAGACTAAGACAAAGTTGGATCAACACTTTCTTGCGATGCCCCGAGCAAGCAAGACAGGAACGATTCAAACTTGTGAAACAAAAAGAAACCTCCGACCTGCTCAGAGGTAACGCAGTCCACCATGCAATCGAAATGTATGGCAACGGAATGTTCAACCCTCAGCAAGTCGTTGCGACAGAGCCGATCTCACTGGAATGGATGCTCGACATCGGAGAAACTTATCTAGCTGACAACGCCCCCAAGGTTGAGGTGTGGCGACACAGCTACGAGAAAACTGTGGACACAGTACTGAATAACATTGAAGCTTGGCATAACGAAGTGATGCCCAACCTCACCCCTGTAGCCATAGAGAAAAGCTTTGAAGTTTCTTTAGGGGTAAGGGATAACGTCAACCTGATCCTCACTGGCACCGCTGACTGGATCGACCAGTCGGGTGCCATCTGGGATTGGAAGAACCCAGGCCGAAAGTATGAGCCATGGGAAAAGAAGCGGTGGGACATACAAAGCCATGCCTACTGTCTCGCTTTCGACTCACCTCAGTTCGTGTTATGTGTACTGGTAAATGGTGAGGTGCAGATCATTGAGATAGAACGCACAGACAATGATAGAATGGCGTTTACAGATTTGTGTTGGTCGATAGTACCTACGATTATTTCTAATCAGGTACCGTGGCCTATGAACTGGGGGGGCTGGCATTGCTCCCCTAAATGGTGTCCTGTCTGGCAGGCAGGCGAATGCCGAGGGAAACACCTCGGAGAAAATCCCTGGTAGGGAGAAAGGTAAACATGACTGATACAGCAAAATTAACAGTCAGCTTCACCCAGAAAGTAAGTGAAGCAGCATATGAAACAGCGGACTACACGCTCTCAATAGAGCGCAGTGTCCCTGAGTCCATGGGGGATGACGGCATTATTGCCGAAGCCACCGCATTGTTTGAAACTGTGAAGACGGAAGTTCTTCGCCAAGCAGGACAGGAAATGGATCTCAGTCCTGATGGGGTTGTGATGCGTCGCCTGAAAAGCGGCGTTTCCAGGTCTTCAAATAGTCAAGCAAGCGCCCCCACGCAGGCCGCTCCAAGTGGCCCGACAGCCACATCAGTAGCGGCGGCACCTGTGCCAGCGCAAGGGGCACCAGCAGGAGGCAGGATGAGTGGACGTGTCTACAAACGAGTTGACTTCTGTCTTGGTAAGAACGCAGAGCAAAACCAAACAGCGTTCAACCTTCTTGCTTTCCAACCTAATGAGTGGGCCGATGAAAATGGCGGCGTAATCAAGGTGTATGAAGTGAAAGAAAAAGCAGACGGCTCCACTGACGTGACGAAGAACGGGAAGAACTTCCCGAACTTCTCCGTGTCTAAGGACGCTTTGGCTCGCCTCGGCATGCAGGTCGCTCGCGACGTAGGCATCTGGGTTAATGATGGGGATAGTAATGTTCCTCTCAAAGTCTGGGACGAAGCTTCTGGGCAAACTCAATCAGATGCCATCGAATGGGACTGGCTTGGACGACGTGACGAACTTCAACAGTTTGCCTATAAGGGGAACTGATGGAGGGGGGCGAAGCAGTCGCCCTCACCGCAGAGGAGATCGAGGCCCTTCTTGAAGGGCACGATCTCCCTGAGGGGGAGAGCCAATATAAATTTTTTAGACCTACATCTATCGCCGTAGAACGATGGGTCGAATACGCCAAGGGCAGCGACGACTGTTTCTTCTTGGGTCTAGGTGACATAGACCAGAAGATGCGCGGAGTGTGGCCTAGCGATGTACTCGTCGTTACGGGCAGAGCGCACAGCGGCAAGTCAGCCGTGGTCCTCTCAGCAATGGCACGCAACCTATTAGAAGACCCAAACTTTCACGGCGTCATCTACACACCTGATGAGCCAGAGATTCTTGTTGTCTCCAAGTTGTATGCCTTGCTGTATCAACGGAACCTTGCTGAAGTTGAAGAAGCGTTACGCACAGAAGATGAAATAGTTCTTAACGAAATTCGAGAAGCCAAAGACGGTTTTTTGAATAGGGTTAAAATATTTCCTAATGCATTGTCGTTTTCTGATATGTCGGAAGCGATGCGTGAATGCGAGGATTACTGGCAGACCAAACCGAAATTCGTTATGGTCGATTTCCTTGAACAACTCCCAGGCGCAGCAGGATACGAAGGAGTATCTACTGTTCTTAAGGGGTTAAAGGAATGGGCTGAGACAGAGAATCTTCCTGTAGCCCTTATCCACCAATCGGGTAAAGGCTCCACTCGGGGTCAATCGAGAGGGATGGATGACGGCAAGTTCAACGCAGATGAATATGCCATTCTGCAGTTGAATGTGTTTCGTCAACGAGACAATCCAAAGTTGTCTGACGTGGAACGAAGAATACATTCGGTGTCAGTGTCGCTCGATCTATGCAAGAACAAGCGACCTCCATGCCATGTAACGCTCCCACCCATTGATTACTACATGGACCCCAACTGTGGGTTAGTACGGGAATATTACGAAAGCGACATTCCAGGTGATGACAGATGGGTCGAATAACTAAAACAAATCAAAAAAGGTTCGCCACTCTTCATGGAGGGGGGCACCTCGCCAATGTATCTAACGGGGTTACCCCTCTCTTAGAGGAGAGCGGCGACTACGCACCAGTCACAGAGGAACGCATCTCTCAACACTTAACAGGGGAAGGGCCAGCCCTCGGGGTTTACCCACTCTGGAAGAAAAGTGGAGTGTGGTTAGTGGACTGGCTGGCAGTAGACCTAGATGAAGGAGAGACTTCCAGCGTTCATGCTGACAACCTGATTCGGTTGCTGGATGCCAAGGGCATCCAAGCATGGAAAGAAACATCAAAGAGCAAGGGGTACCACGTATGGGTATACCTAAGAGAACCTATGTCAGCTTCGATAGGGCGCAACGCCATGATCGGAGCTTGCAGAATAGTGCAGGTCCCCACTCGCGAGGTTTACCCCAAACAGGTTTCACTTGAACCAAACAGAATAGGTAACTGTTTACGGCTTCCCTACCCGCATGAACGGAACAAGGGAAGACACGAAGTCTTTGATCCCGATGGGGAAGGGATGCTGGACGTTTCAAAGTTCATCGAACAAGCATGGGAGAAGAGAACACCTGTCTCGTTAATCAGATCTCTCTTGCCTCTGTATGAGGCAACCAAACCTAAGCTGAAGCAACCAGTTGCAAACTTCAATCCAAGAGATGGCTTCAAAGGAACAGCCCAAAAGATATGGGAGGACCTCAACACGCAAGACAGATCAGCAACGATGTATGCCTTTGCTTCGAGCTTGTTGTGGCAAGGCTATTCGTTTGACGCTACCGTGGATTGGGTGGGCCGACTGGATGAAAGACTTGGCAAGTTCTCTAACCGCAATGACCAAGCTGCCCAGATACGGAACCTAGTGCAGAAAGCTGCTGATGCAACAACCTGACTCTTATACGTTCACGATCCCTGGCAAACCCAAAGTGAAAGGGCGACCTCGCTTCACAAAGAGCGGTCGTACTTACACTCCGAAGAGCACCAGAGAACGAGAGGACCACATAAAGAGTCTCTATGAAGGCCCCAAGTTTGAAGGGCCAGTGGAATTGCATTGCTTGTTGACCGCCGATGAGACAGTAGTGACCATCACTCCTTATGAAGCTGAGAAATGTCCGTTGCGTGGCGACGCAACGAACTATTTGAAAGCTGTCGAAGACGCACTCAACGGTGTGGCTTATGGAGATGACTTACAAATTTATCGGATCATTGGGGAGAAGAAATGAATCAACCATTTCATCAAGGTTCGTACCAGCAGCGTTACACGCAGATGGGTGATGAGGCTGAAAGTCATTTCGAGAAGAACAACACCGCTTGGGTCAGGTACGGTTTGAACCGTCCTGACTTCCAAGTGCATCGGCTTCCTCATCACATCCGATACACCCCAGACTATTTACAAGGTAATCCTGTCCGTCTGGTAGAAGTTATGGGCATGGGTAAAACTCCATTAAAGATCAAACTTGAGAAGATTGCTGCGTTACAGTGGTGGGATGCATCTGAGATAGATGTATGGTTGTGGATCTGGTCTTCAACCAGAGAAAACTTTGCGGAACTTAGATACAGAGACATGGTAAATATCATTAATAAAGAAGACGCACCTTTGGGAAAGTTCCCTGAAGGCAAAGCGTACTTTGCTGTAAGTTCCAAGCTTCTGCCTTGGAACGATGCGTGATCCCTATCTGGGAGACGACGACGACGACGGCTATCAAGAACACGAATTAGAATACGAGTACGACGAAGCCGCTAGACGATGGATTGGTAACGAACGCAGAAAAACCACAGGTGTCGTAAGAAAAGCAGGCACAGGTTTTGACGAAGTTGGTGGGGCTGAGTTTATAGAGGCCATGAGGGAACTGAAGCTTCCTGCCCTTAAGCCACCACCTAATCTGCTTCCAAGAGAAAATTTACGAGCGCCTATTCTTTACGAACACGCTCCTCAGAACCGTAGAACTTTTACTCCGTGGCATGAAACTGAGTTGGGTGCCTTAATGGAAACCCGACCCTTTCAGGAACCTCATCCTGATTGGGAAACAAAAAATAACGAACTTGCTGACCTCCGCACAGCCGTGCAGGAGGTCTTTGACTCTCTCACCGAAGACGAAGAATGGTTATATAACTGTCTTGTCGAAGTTGGGTTGTCTCTCCGCTTCCTGTCACGAGTACTCGAAATACCTAAAAGCACATTGGCTCGTAGGCGTGACTCACTCGCTCAGAAATTAAGAGAGGGACTGTTGGGGCATGCGGTGGTGCGGGAGTACTTGTTTACTCGTTCAGGGTATCGTGAGAGTCCACACACTCCTGAAGAAACAGACTGAGATGCTGTAACCATTGCATGATCGAAGACAAACTCATCAGGTTTCCTTCACGAGATTCGCCCCAAGCGGTAAGTAAATCTTGGACCTCTCCCGCCTCGAAAACCATTAGGACACCAAGAGAACCATCCACCCACGTACCATGGGTGCCATCGTTCATGTCCATGAGATGACGGTTGGCTAGAAGCTCGTGATGAATTGAGTCTTCTAAATCTAAACCTTCTTCAGCCATCCAGTTGGCCCAGTTATCCTCGAACTGTTCGTCCACAGAGTCACCGACCCAGACGGCCCTTAGCTAAAGTTTTGGCTGCTGCAATGCCAGCGGCCATTGCTGCTGCTCCAGCCGCTTTCCATGTGCTGACATCGGTGACAACCATTACGGCTAAACCCGCTTCGACTGCTGTCCAAACGGAACGCTCAATCCAGTCTGTCCAGTTAAAATTTTTCTGAGAAACTTCGGTCATGACTCCTACTTTCCGAAAGGCCGACCGTTCTGATATTGGTTACCTAAACCAGTTCCTCGCAAGAACTTAGCGTTCTCTGCGGGTGTTTTACCGTGGTTTGTTTCAGGTTCTTTGACAAGTTTCTTTTCAGACGTACCTGTCATGTTCGGATCGTTCATCGGTCCTCCTATATAAAAGCTGTCGTGGCCCAACCACCGAATAATGCATCCCATGTTTGTAAGCCAACAACGCCATCGACTTTTAAGAAAGCTTCAAAAGCTTTTTGGAAATCTTTGGTGGCTTTAGCACTCTTTCTTCCCCAGATACCATCGACCCCGCCAGGGTCGAAGCCAAGGTCGCTCAGACGCTCCTGGACGGCCCGTACGGCCTCTCCGCGACTTCTCTTGACCAGGGATAGCGGAGAGTGTGAAATTGTCTCTCTGAGCCTGTCAACGTGAGCTTTGATTCCATCCCAGTCAATAGTGTTGGGATCACCTAACGGCATAGGCATACCTGAAACCAACCAGTCATACAACCAGTTGCCAGGACACGTTGAATTACCCAGATCCCTATGACCCTTCACCCACAGCTTGTCGTCATACCTGCTCTGGATATCACCTATCAGCCACCGAATGGATTCCCTTGCGGCCTGTGGAACTTCGACAAATCCCCAACCCGTGTAACAAACCGATTCAGTGCGGCTATTCCAGCCCTTCGTAGCACCTGAAACAATTCCTGCTCCTCTTCCCGCATAGATGACCCCCTCAGGGTCAACCAGCCAGTTATAGGCAATAGCGTTCCAGCCCCGAGAGTCCATGTGATAACGCTCAAAAGCTTTCAATGCAGCGATACCTTTAGGAGCTTCCTTCACTCCACTGTGATGCAACACGATTCCCTGGACACGCCACTTCTTCAGTTGCGTGAAAGGTTTCTTAGGAGGTCGCGCATCCCATCCTTGCCGCGAAATAATGGTACGCATAACTATAACTATACTTTCCTAGTCTCTATGTCTACTCGATCTCGCTGATCCTGCGAGTGTTTAATCTTATCTTTGATTAGCTGGTTACGTTTCTCCTGCGGAGTGTTAGTCCTCAAACCCAAACCGAAGAGCGTAGAGAAATATGTGGTCATAAGTCTTTTCTGTTTAGCATCCTCGTTGGGTATCAAACGACGCATCCTGCCGAGAAGAGGCATGGCCTGTTCGACAACATAAATTGTTTGATCCCTCATCTTCCACTCGCCACGCTTATTTTTTTCTGCCTGACCGAAAGCAGACATAAGGGGCATAAACCCAGGAAGCTTCTCCATCGCATGAGGTACCTGCTGGTACCTCCCAGTGAACGGGATGTCAGCGAACGTGCGTTTCCCCGCCCACAACTCGATAGGTAACTTGTAGAACGGCAACGCACTCTCAATCAAACCTCTCGCAGGAGAAGAAGGCGTCTTCAAATAGCGGGCAAGGTCCTTAAATGGAAGATCAGGTAAGGCATACACACGGTTGCCGTCGCTTTGGAATGGCAACCTGATCCCCATGTTCTCCCCGAAGTAATCAGGAACAATTCCTTCTCTTTCCGAAGTCAGTTCAAGCTCACCTTTGACCTGCACAATCCGATTCCACGCCTCTGGTTTCTTTCCCAACGACTCAATCAGGACAGGGATAATGTTTTTCTGCCACGTCCAGAATGGAACAACCATTTTCATCTTCTGATCCATGTGGGTCAGGTTCGTGTAATCAAAGTGATACTTGTAAACCGCAGCTAAAGCCTCTCCAGGGCTTCCCCCGCCCATCATAATGTGATGGGCTAAAGCTCCACGAAGAGTGAACTCTGCTCGCTGATTCAAACGACCAATCGAAGTAAACAGAATGTTTTCTGAACTCCAAGGCTTCCAAGCCTTCGCCGTCTTCATATGCTCGACAAGAGAACCACCAGTCTCATTAACAGCGTTCTTAACTTCCATGGAAGTGATACCAGTATTAGCCATACCAGTCTCAGCCCAATCAGCCATCACATTCCACTCGTGAGGTTCAGCCCGACCCAAACCATGACCAATCGGTACTTTCTTACCTTCCTTAGCGATCAGCCTCGCACCGTACGCCACGTCGCGAGGACGACCAGCGTCCTCTGCGGCTTTCAAAGCTTTCTTTCGCATGAGATCCACACGCATATGCAGACTTACAGGAACACCAGCCATCTGGTTATTGATCCAAGTTCCACCCATCAAGTTTCGGTACACGAAACCAGTCGTAGCAACAGCCTGAGCTTTCCAATAATTCACAAACGTGTTGTAGTTACGCATCCAAGCCTTGGTTTCGACGGGATTACGAAGCCTAGCTATCGACTCAAACGCAGCCTCAAACAATTCGGCACTCTCATCACCAGCATTAACAAGCCGATAGCCACTCAGATGCCGTTTCGTTCTAGACGATATCTCACCGCTCTTACCAAACCCACCGCTTTGAATCAGATACTCACCCACATGCTGCTCGTGGACAGCACCAAGAGTGTGTTGGGCACGAGCGTTATTCAAAACTTTCAAAGCTTCTTTCTGTGACTCCGCATAGTCAATCTTCGTCACAGTACCCGCTTTAACGTCAGTGATAGCTTTCTCAACCTGACGCACAAAATCGTTGACCACTTTGCTTTGCTGGTCAATGGTCTGCAGAACCACAGCCATCTCACCCTCTGTAATCTTTGTGATATTTCCTTGTGCATTCGTATGTTTAGGGACGTTTGCCTGCAACCACTGACGTATGCGAGCCAACTCTTCGTTGGCAGCTACAACCTGTTCCTCTAAAGCTTGTTTACTGAACTCAAGCTGCTTAACCGTCTCTTGGTTCCTAACAGCCCCATGTTTCCCCTTGACCCCAGCAGCAATCTGATCATTAAGAGTATTGATCTTGGCTTCATAAAGCTTCTTAGCTGCATGGTTATAGCGAAGCATACGATTCTGAATGACAGACAGAGGTTCGTTGAGCGAACCAATGAGAAACTTCTCAGCTTCAAACAACTCTGTTTGTAGTTTCTGTACTTCCTGAACCCTTTCGATCCATTGCCTGTAAGGCTCAGATCTAAAGATCTGTTCTGCTTTCGCTTGTTCCGCACCACTGGTACGTCTACTCATCTTCGGTGGAGGTGCGACATACGTCCCAGACTCTAGAGCCTCTATCACCCCATCCTCATCCAAGAGCGCCCAATGATTTTGTTGCTCACGGGCACGGAACTGGCGATTAGCGGAGCGACCCTTCTGGAAATTCTGTTCCGTAACCACTGCCTCGCCAGCGGCATCGAACTCGACTTTGCCCCCACTAGCGACCGACTCCTTAAGGTCCCAGTCGCTAACCCTTCTGGAGCTACCTGCCCTGCGTCGCACGGGAATAGTTGGCTCTAGATTGACTGGTTCATAGACACGGAACACTTCACCACTTGTCGCTGTGTGTATTTCCCCCGTAGGGCGTACCAATATTACGTCACGGTCTGCATTCGTACCCCTCGACAACTCTGAGCTAGGACCCCTGTCCTCAGCGTCAAACCGACCCGTCCATTCAGTCGGGGTAGCTCCCTCATCAGCGTAAATCCACAAGTCATCGCTTTGCGTATTTACAGCAAAGACATCCCGCTCATAAACCTCTGGAGATCTGAGGGTTGGCGTTGGTTGTGGCGTCACCTCGGGCAATGCGCGAGGACCAGTAGGCGTTGCCTTTCGTGTACGAAGATATTCTCTAGCCTCATCACCTTCCAAAACGATCCTACGTCCGTTAGGTCCATCAACCTCAATCCTGTTGCCACCCAAGCGATGCACCCCACCCTCACTGGTGCCCCACATCGGCACATTCGGGTCCCTCGAAGATACAGACGACACATGTGGCCCAACCCTTGGCTCTGGAATAGTCTGCCGACCAGGGGGAGGTATACGAACAACAACCCTTTCGATTACCTCTTGAGCAGGAGCAGCTTCTCGTGCCGCCGTACTGGAATATTGAAGCATGTTGAAAGACTCAACCACGTTCAGGGTGTATTCCTTCTGAAGCGCCTTATTTGCATCTAGCAGTCGAGCTTTTTCTTTCCCCACTTGTTCTTGTGCATCGAGCACATGTTCCATTCGCTCGTCTAAAGCATTGTCAATTCTTCTACCAAACGCTCTAGCTGCACCTAGTTGCTGCTTGTTAGCTGCCTTAGGCACGTTCTGGGCATACACACCAGAACGTGGCGTGGGATTAAAATAGATTGACCGCTGTTGACGAGGAAGCCACAAGACAAGACCCTGCTCCCCAGCATTCCCCCCAGTGGTTTCCGAAGCACGAGGACCAGTTATGGGAATCTCGGTACCGTCAACATCAACAACCCACTCCACATCAGACTTTTTTCTGATAACGAATTCCCCGCTATGCTCAGTTAAACTTCCATCAGTAGAACGAATCTTGCCCCCAGTAGCACCCACACCCTTCTGAGGTCCAGTGGAAAACTTCACCACTGACCCAGCACCCAACTCCTCAGCTATCAACTCGTTAATCTCGTCAACACCCTTAGCAGGCCAATTCTCGGCCCCCATGTTGCGGGCCTCACTCCAAGTCGAAGCTTCCTTCCCAGCTTTCTGCAACGGAATACCGTCAGACACGGCTGTGCCGCCTCTTTGAGCAATCCAGTCATTAGCGAATCTTTGGATGCGCTCCAACTGAAGCTCACCGACGTTTCTCAAAGTAATCTTGTTCCCCGAAACCGCAGCACTCATCGTGGTGTTACGGTTCCAACCAGGATTAGCTTCCGTGTACGCCTTCCAAATAGCTTTAGTTTCCGATCCGCCCCCAATATCGACATCAACCAGTTGGCGCTGAGTCAACACTTCTTCTGCGTCCCTAACCCTTTGGGTAGCTACATCTACAGCCCTTTCCTGAGCGTGAGAAACATGTGCCTTAAAGAACGTGACATCACCGAAGTCACCTTTACCCAACCGCTCCAATATCTCAGCGCCTTGAACACTTGCACTTAACTCCTGCATGTTACGTGAAGCATTCCGAGCTAAATACTCAATCCACTCTTCCTGCTGAACCAAGTATTCCCCGAGGGCTTCAACTTCAGCTATGAAGTCAGCAGACTCGGGACTGAACCTAAGTCTCTTCTCTATCTCGGCAACGATAGCTTTGTGTTGCTGGCTAGCAATATCAATATCGTTACGAATCCGCACCAGTTCTTCCATAGCACTGGCGACATCCCCCTCGGTGATCGAGCCTGCTTTCTTATCAAAGCGAAATGGCTGTACTGCTTCATCGCGCTTCGCTTGCGCTTTAGCCTCTCGGGCAGAAGGACCAAGCGGCTTCGCCTTAGGACCAAACTTGCCTCCAACCCTGGGCTGCTCAGGTAGACCAAACTCAAGAATCCTTCTGCCACCCTCAGTCAAATGATCGGCAGTGCCATCCCGTAACGCCATCGCCGCTGACTCAACATCCTCTATCCCCTGCTTCAACTCGACAAGTTGATCAACGGCTGCCGCCGTTTCACGTCGAATAGGACCAATCCCTTTTCGATTCCTCGGTTGAGCAGCTACCAACTCATCAACAGGGGCACTCGCATAATTGTCAACAACCTCTGCTTCAATAGCAATCCTCTTCTCTAACGCAATCCTCTTCTTCTCCGCTTTGGTACGTGACTTTTTTGCGTCCTTTATACCTTTAGCAATTTTGTTGCCTATAAAATTGTTTATGTACCCTTTATCGTTTCCTTTAACAATGATCCCAGCTTGAGCTAAGTCATCAACGATTGACTTAGCTCGAACCGTTGATGTCATCATCCCTAGATAACGGGGCAAAGCAATGGACGCATCGTCCGTAAATAACCGCTGGTAGTCTCCACCCATTCGGGATTTACCTATGTTGTCCATTTGGGTGAGGACACTGCCACCCCCCTCCGCATCGTAAGGCTTAAACCCTTCACCCATAAACGAAGAACGAAGAATCCGTCCATCCTCTGTGGTTACCTGCACAGGTAACCCAGAGTTGAGAGCGTCCTCGAAGGACACCTTGTACAACTCTTCAACCCTGGCGATGTCTTCTTGCAGAATGTTACCGTTTTCCCAGTGAACAAGAATTTCGTCAGGAAGAGAAAGTTCACGGTTCGCAAACGGGCTTCCAGAAAGCTCAGGACCAAACTCGTCAAGCCTCACACTATTCGGGTTTTTCGCTACCAACGGGCGCTGTTTCCTACCGATCTGACGGGTGACATACATCTCGGAAAGTAAAGCTGGAAGATCTTCAGTCCACGGAAGCGACTTATTGTAATCCTCCAAGACATTCTTAAACCATGTCTGCAATTTTTTGACAACAGCCTGAACTTCCAGATCACCACCCGTAGCTTTGGGGCCATACAGCGGATTCAATTCGCCCGCTGCTACAGTTCCCATCTGTTCATTACCTGCACGAAAGATAGCGTCAAAGCTAAGATCACCAGCATCTAGCGCTCGGGCCTCTGCGACCACAACATTAAGCGCTTCTGTGTGTTTAAGGCCGAATGTCCCTGCCAAAATATTGGCCCGAGCACCTGCGCCTTCCAAATGCAAAGCGTTTTGGATATCGAGAACATTGCCAGAACGGTACATTTGATTAAGAGCGAAACGAGTAGACAAGCCCTTACTCAACGTATTCATCATCTTGAACTTCTGGGCTTCCCCCATGGCTCGCCCAGGGACCCCAGCGACTGCAGCTAAGGCAGCATAACCGTAGGGAATCTTGAACGGTAGCTCGATAGGCATCCGCATCGCTTTTTGGGCAGCGGATATAACCTGCTGCCCAGTCTTGGGGGCACGCTTAATGGTTCGGTCTATAACTTGTTTTGTCTTCCCAGCGCCTTTAGCTGCGTCCAACTGTTGAACAGCTTTCAACACCCTGGTCTGTATGGCTTCTTCTGATAAAGCTTTAAGAGGTTTCGCTACCTGCAACAGTTCAGTATTGACAGGTTTAAGTTGACCCACACGTTTCTTGTTGGCCCAAGCAGCAAACTTGGGGCCAACCCCAGGAACGTTCCGCAAGGGACGCTCAAATATGCCACGCCCCATGCGACCCGTCAGGGGCATAGAGAACTTCATTGCGGTAGGTAAACCAAGTTCTGTGAGAACATCTTTGCCTGCAGCAAAGATGCCTCTATCCCCCACCCGTTTGATTGCGGCTTCCATTCGTTCCGCTTTGGCTATGTCTTTGACTTTGCCAAATCTTGCCGCAGTCGCAACGTCCGTCAGATGTTTTAGCATCTGCGGCTTAGTCGCCACCCGTGCCCACGCACCCAACGGCAACATATACGTCAAAGGATCAAACGCAATATCCAACGTCAACCCAAGAGCAAAATCCAGAGGCCCAGGAAGATCAACTCCCCAATCACGCAACACCTCACCCATAAAGATGTTGTCACCAGCCTGCTTCCACCACTCACCAATAGAGAAACTTTCATCCTCCGCAAAAATATCCCCAATCTCTTTAACAGTCGATCTGACTATCGCCCCAGGAGTATCTAAAAGATCCAGAGCAGGTCCCAAGATAGGGATATTGAAGATAGCGTTTTCTTCCCTCTCAGGCACATCAGGACGTGTTACTCGACCCCACGGATTAAACGTATTGGCAGGAATAGGAGAAGTCTTAGCTACCTCTGTGTCAGCACCCAACCCCAAACCCTTATACATGTCATTTCGGTTTAGAAGCTTTTTAGTTAGCTGAGGAGTTATGACACCTTTTTTGATGTTCTGAGGATTGTATTTGAATGGAGAAGAATCTGAGACTGCCATTGGCTATCGCCTAATGTCATAGTCATACATGCCTTTAAGGTTTTCTTCTGCATCAATGATCTCTAGCTGTTTCTTATAGATGTCTTGATTCGACGCGATCTGTTCGTTCGCAAGCCTTTGGTTGGGATTCATGGGATCAACCGAGTAGTACTGTTCCTCGTCAGGTGCCCAAAGTTGATCAACGAACGGATCCAAGAGGTCGAACTGCTCCATAGCCATAATCAAGTTAGCGTTTAGACCCAACATAGGTACAAGCTCTACGGCGTAATCAGCCACCGCCTTTGCTGCGTCGGATGCCTCCTCATCGTCAATCTTTTTCTGCATCCTCGCCAACTCAACCTTGGCGAGATTCTCGGACACATATCTATCAAGCGCTAAATCTTTCTCCAGAACGTTAAACATAAGATCCTGACGGCTTTGGGAGAAGCCGCTTGCAATCATCGAATCAATAGAGTTGGCAGCAAAATTGACTTGGTGCTGAATGGTTCGCCCTACCTCAGCGCCAGCACGGTAGCTGGCTCCAAGCAGAGCAGCAGATTCGTTGGCAGGATCAGTAGTAAACAACTCAGGATCGTCTATCCCTAGTTCTGCTAAATAAATGTTTTGGGCCTTAACATCTCCACCTTGCCCCTCCGTAAGCATTTCGTAGTCATCGTTCCGAATTTCTTCCTGCTCTAGCATCAAACCAATGGTTTGAGCTTCCCGAGCCTCTATCTGAACACCTAATGCTGATTCGTCAAGACCAAGCTGTTCCAAACCAAAGTCCTGGTAGTCCTTTATCGTAGTTCGTGCAGTCGCAGCCCCTTCTTTGATAAAACTTTCTTGGAGGTCGTGGTATTGGTCCCATAGATCTCGCTCTTCGGGAGGAGGCTGATACCCAGGGGTGTATTGACCCGTTGTCCAAGGATCATCATAAGGGGTTGTTTCTCTACGACTCAAAGGAGCGTTAGGGTCACGAGGGGCGACAACACGGTCGGCCTGATCGTCCATTCGCCCAACCATGTCTCCAAAAGCAGAGGCAAGAAAATTGGGGTTTCCTCTTTCCTGTGAGAGGGAACCATCGGCACGTTGCTGCCGTTTCCATGGGCCGTCTGGTCGAAGAATGTACTCTAAAACGCCGCCACTCGGAAGTCCAGGTGGCGTCGGAGTGCCCTTGTAATCCTGGTTTAGTTGGCGAACCTTCTGACCAGGGATACCTTCCCCTCTCCAGTGCTCTGGAATACGTGGGGTAGGTTTCGATTCTTTATACCGTGACCTTCGCTCACTGTGGCTAGCTTTGCCTGATCGTTTGGGTTTGGAGTCACCGAGGGCCATTAGACACTAAACTCCTTAACCTTCGCCGCAACACTCGCCCTTATCTGATCAGCGTCAGCGAGCGCAGAATTAGTATCTGTTTGGAAATGACGCAGATCCGCTTGATCAGCACTCAGACTTAGATTACGCAACCCCCGCTGCAAAGCGTTCCGAGTTCGACCCTTGTAACGAACCCTGTCCCCAACAGAATCCCCCAATGTTTTTTGCCAAATTCCCCCATCAGAAACCCCCCTAGCATTCAGTCGGTCCTTCAACTGTTCATCGTGACGTAAGCCAGCACGCTCTATGTCACCTAACGTCATCGCAGCAGTACCAAGCAGATCGCTTCGATTCATCCCAAGCTGTGCCTTAGTTATGGCATTCTGAATTTGAGCAGCCATAGTCGTACGAGGATTCCCAAAAGTCCTGTTTCTAACAAGAGGATAATCACCTGGAAGTCCTGGCTTCCAACCAGCAGCAGGCATCCTCACCCTGCCTCCGCTTAATCCCCCATAAACAGCAGAAGATATATCTGCTAGCGAACTATTAAACCCACTCGCGAAATCAGAGGATTGATTCCCCCAAGTACCCTCAGCACTTAGAGGACGCTTAAGATTCTTAAAGGCCGAGGTGTTGCCCAGGAACCCCCCCAAGGTGTTGATACTTGTGTTCAGACCTCTAGCAGCGTTCGATCCACGATTTCCCCAGTCTGACTTAAAGCGCGCAACTGCACGAGGAGACCTTTTGACAGGTTTCCCGTGACCCTTCCAGGAACCGTAAGTATCTATAGCCATCAGTCCTCCTACTCTTTTCCTGTTCCTGTCCCACCGCACCGCTCACAATCGCAGGTACACGCAGCGTCCTCAAGCTGCTTGATGTGAACTCGCATTAAAGCGATTTCCCATTCAAGCTGCCCACGCTCACTCAAAGAAGCAATAACTTCTTCGATACCCACATCAGCACTCATCGTACAGCTATCTCATCATCCGTAAGTCCGAGAGCTTTCAGCTTCGCATCACCAGAGGCTTTATCCGCAGCACGTTGAGCCTCGGTTGCTTCCTCCGCTGCACGAGTTTCCGCTGATAAAACGTCAGATTGTTTCATCGCATCCCACTCTTCATCAGTAACGAGTCGAGTGATTTCTTCACCCGTTGACGCATTAACAATGAAAACTGTGGGTCTAGTTTCTTCTGCCATATCCTGTACCTACTCGTTGTTGGCTCTTGTAAATTCGTACATAGTAATCTGTGTGCCTATAGGGAAATTGCCGCTGTTGCAATAGATCTTGAAACTACCGCCGTTACTTCCAAAACCGTAGGAGTATGTGTGTGATCGGGACGAGCCGCTATAAAAAAATACTTCGCCCGTAAAAGGCGAATCGGTCGCTGATCCGACACTCATCCCCGCACCCCAATACATTGGAACTGGACCAAGCTGCGTGGTCGGTGCATACCAGTCCATGACAACAGAGTTCACACCATCGTATTCGTCGCCCACAGCATTGCCGCCTGCACCAACGAAACGGCCTACTAGCGCACTGCTATAGGTGTAGCTGCCCGACCAGGATACGTTGGTGGTGCTCCAACCCTGGTTTGCAGCCGTATGGTCATACCTGTTGTAGCGACGATTATAGTAGCCTGTGTTGTTCCAGTTGTTCCCTGCGTTGTCGCCCAACTGCATCTCGACTTCCGTTGTATGGCCACCATTTGTTAGTCGTTGCGGCATCATTAGTTCGGTACGAAAAGCCATACCCTCCGTACCCGTATTTGTGGAACGGTTACCAGAAGCATTCAGATTAATAATTTTGATTTCGCTAACAGCAGTCGTAAGTGTTGAGGTGAAGAACTGTTTTACAGGTTGACCCATCGTTATGCTCCGTATGCGTGAACCGCAAAAGTAGATTTATTGGCAAAACGCTCAGTTGAATCTCCGCACTCAAACCTGATAGACGAAAACTTCGCTTTAGTTACTGCGTCGTGAGCATAAGGATCTATGACTCCGCTCCCCCATCGCTGCGACCACGAATAACTGGCATCAATAGTAATGTTATTGCTACTGGAAACATTCCAGTATTGGAACATAGGCATCTTCATATTGTCAGTAGTTGCAGGACTCAAAACGTAACCAAGTAGACCTTGCGTCGGCCAAGGTTCATTACTGTTGGTTGTGTCATACCAAAAGTAATTGTTTGGTGAGCATTCGATCTGGAAACCGTACTCGTTGCGGTTGCCGTTAGCACCTGTGTTTAAGTCGTTGTGCTGACCCCGAAACATATCGTGAGAGTATTCTTCTATCTGCTGAATAAGGTAACTATCTTTAGCAGCAGCATTATTTCCCCCCAACCATGCCCCATTCCACTTCATTCTCATTTTGTTGCTGGCCGTACCAGCAACAGCGTAATTCGCTTCAATCCAAAGCGAAGTGCAACCCCCAGGCAAAGACCAAGAAAGTTCCACAGCCGTGGGACCGCTATTTGACGTAATCTCTGTTCGAGCAAGTTCTTTACAGTAACCAGCCATATCTACTTCCTGATCGAACCATATAAACAGTAATGCTGGTAGTTGACAGCACCAGAGCCATAGTTATCGTAAACATACATTCTGTCTATCTTTTGGTTGGCGCTCCACCAACATACGCTTCCACCCACAGCGTTGTAACTTTGATTGCCAAATATGGTTGAATAGGTTGTTTCTACGAGTTTAGGTCGGTCATCTAGAAAAGCATTCTGAACATGGCAGTGCCAAAAGTTTGCGTTATCTGAATAACCGCTGTTGTATACCTCGACGGTGTAGGCCGTGGTACCAGACCACGAATTTCCAATTGCCCCCCCCTGGTAGCGCATCCTCTCATTACTCCAAGAACTGCCGCCACTGTTCTGGAGCGTCATGTACCCCCATCCTGTCTGACTACTTTGATTTGACGCTTGTCCGTAAATCATCAGGTCTTGAACGCCGTGGGTGTTGGCTAGAGCTTCAATACCATAAATGTAACTATTGGTAGCCAAATTCCAGTGACCAAGGAACTTCCATCTATCCACAGGAGCAAGAGCCTGTGTGCCAGAAATAGCTCCTATGCCCATTCGGGCAGCAGTCGTTACACCAGCCATTACGCCAACAGTCCCGCCGCAACCCAAAGATCAGTGGCACATTTGGTGAGAACTGCTTGGGCGTACTGGCCTGATAATCCTAATGCAGCGCCATACGAGTAGATGGTTACGCCAGCGCCAGGAGTCAACGTGACCTGTCCTGCACCGTATTGGATAACGGTGACCGTTACTCCAATGTCGAAAGCGACACTGGAGTTAGGTGGCACCGTCAACGTGGTTGCCGCAGCGTTATTCATTTTCATGAATTGACCAGCATTAGCAGCAGTCAACGTATAAGCGGTACCTGTTTGCTCGTCAATGGTGAACTTGTCTGTACCAGCAAGCTCCGCATACGCTTGCGAATTCCATGCGGTCGTGCCGTCACCAATCTTGTAAAACATGGTGTCAGTTTCCATCCCGAACTCGCCCAAAGCGAGTGTCGGGTTGGCGCTAGCCCAGTTGGCAGCGGTGTCACGACGAAGTTGTATTTGAACAGCCATTATATTCCTTGTGCGTTTCCGCCATCAGCGGTAGCGCCAATGCCACCGTAATTAGTACTTGCTATGCCCCCGTCAAGGTTGTTGACAGAAGTACCATGAGGACCTGTTGGTCCAGTCGGACCTGTTACGCCACCGTAAGCCAGTGAACTCCAAGCGGTAGCGCCATCACCGACCTTGAACTGGCCTGCGATCTGTCCACCGCCAGCATCCGTTTGGAGAGCGAACTCTCCAGCAGCCATTGTGGGGTCAGCAGCAACCCATTCGGCGTACGTTCCTCGACGGAACTGAATCTGAATTGGCATTTATGTAACCCCTCCTGCGTCTATCGGCGTGACCCCGCCGTAGTCGCCGTTAGAACTTGAGGCAGGAACACCACCGTTGACAACTCCTGCTGCGTCACCTGCTGGACCTACGACTCCTTGCGGACCTGTTGGACCTGTTGGTCCAGGTGGCCCCCCAGGTGGACCCAACGGGCCAACTGGTCCAGTTGGTCCCGTGTTCCCGATTGGTCCTTGCGGACCAACCAAATCAAACCCAGCAGGCCAAACACCGCTAGCTTTCGGTCCAAAGAAATAGTCGTTGGATACATTAATGTAGTAGTCGCCATCGGTGCCTGTACCCCCCTGTGGGTCACCTATACCGCTAAGAATGGTTGCTCCATCTGGGCCAGTTGGACCTGATGGGCCTTGGGGGCCTGAGGCTCCAGCGGGACCAGGGCCACCAGCGCCACCCTGACCAGAAATTACTTGCCAGTAGCTTGCATTCGTGCCTGGGGTAACCGCAGAGTGCGCTGTGCGTGCAACATAAGATGCGTTGCTGTACTCGACAAGATCACCAATAGAATATGAGGTGCCTATGGACCACACGCCTTGATAGCGGAAGCCATCGGCATAGGAAATGAGGTTTGTTCCTCCACCTACGTCCTGAACGTATGTTGCACCTGTGGGCATTATTCAAGCGCCCCTAACCGATTGTCGATGTCTTGCACTGCTTTAACAAGCATCGCAAGCATCGACTTCTCTCGATACACAATCGGATCACCTTCAGCGTCATACAACGTCATATCAGGTGCCACTTCGTGAACTTCCTCAGCGATAAACCCTAGCTCTGGGATCTGAGTTTCATAATCCAAGCTAGAGCGATCAGCTACTTCACGGTTCCAACGGAACGTGCGAGGCTTCAAAGCCCGAAGTTTTTCCCAGTTCTCTTCAGCTACAAGATCTTCCACATCTTCTTTGAAACGAATAGACGAAGAAGAAACCCCAAGGCGTTGGGTGCCCGTATCAATATGCGCTGCGGTTCCTGAGATCGTCGGCCAACCAGCAGTAGTTGGTCCTGTCGATGCAGGATATTGGCCTACAGGAGCACGGACATCCACGTAGTTGCTCGCATCTTTCGAGATAGAAAGAACACGACCACTCATGTTTGTAGCAGAAGTGCCGTTTATGTGAAACGCAAACCCAGGTTGACTTGAATGAATATTATCGTTCCATTGAAGATAATCTTCACCAGGATGATCGTAGTCATTGCCCATAAATAAATTGGCGTAATCGTATTTAGTCATCACCCTGATGTAGCCATTTACGTCAACATTCGCTGCGACATTCAACCACTGGCAATTAATACGAGTGCCTTCGCCTTCTAAGTAATCAGTTGAAGTTCCAGGCACGCTTTCGTTGAAAGCTGAATAGCCAATAATGTCTCCACGAATTGCCATAGAACCATTAATAACTAAACGATATTCGGAAGCAGGACGACCATCATATGGTCCTCCCCACCCGTCGCCAGCACGACGAGAGTACACCGAATAACGGTGACTCTCGGATAGATAGTTGCCAGCATAAACACCGCTAGCTATATCTAAACCGTAAGAAAGCCAGTGAGTGTTATTGCCAGGACCAGCAACGCCACCTGGCGCTGACGCGCTTAAGAAATTTGCTCGATAGTTAAGATCCTTTAAGAAACTTCCAGCAGTCTGAGCATTAATATCAGTACCAGTACTCAAACCAATAACGTTATATTGCGTGCTATTCAAATACAAAGAATCAGAACCACCAAGAGAAACAGTTCCAGAAGCAGTCAACGTCCCCGTAGCAGTAGGATTGTTTTGTTTCAACAACCCTGGGTACGTGGACAAGTCGAGAGCAACACCATCTATAAAGTTCTTTAGATAGTTCCAGTTGGCGTTATGAGAGTTAGCGAGAATCGCATCGCCAGCATTGGCCCCGTGTGGGTAAGCAAAATTGACCATTAACGCAATCTCCTGTGCAGGTAGGTGAACGCCATAGCGTTCACTTCCCAAGCCTCATCTGTAGATGTGGGACCATTGATCTTCATTTGTATAGCCTTAGCTGTCCCAAGCGTAGGCAAACGCTCGATATTCGTGACATCAGTGTTCGGTGCGCCAGACCAATTCGCCTGACTAGCGTCCTCTCCCCAAATGCCTGAATCCCAGGTAGAACCCGTTTGGGTACCAACCTGAACCCCGAAAGGCATTGTTTTCGTGAAAGTAGAACTGTCATAATCCGTATACAGCAACGCTTCCAGAGCAACCGTATTATCGGAACTCACAACAATCCGAGGTTTTCCCCAACGCTTACGAACAATAGGGTTACCACCAACCATCCAACTGGTTGTATACGAGCTAGCGATATGGGAACTGGATGCCCCATAGAAATCTGTTTCTAAATTTTGTTCCAAATGGATAACTCGACCTATGTTTGCTTGGCACGCACCCAAAAGATCTTGTTGATCGTTGGGTGGCGCAAACGTCAACATGACATTTGCGTCGATATCTGTCATTGTCCAAGCACCAGTCTCACCCAACGTCGGATCATATATCAACACCCGACGAGTGGTAGTAGACGATCCTGTGTCGCTCCAATCAACGGAGACATACAAACGGTTCTTAAACCAAGCAAGCTGCGGAGGACTATTGAACTGAAGACGGCCATCGTCAATAGCTGGCATGAGCTTGTCAAATACCCAAACAAACCGTTCACCGTTGTACATCCATACGCCTTGGCGGTCGTACCAGAAGAACACCCCATACGGAGTGGAAACAGGTGAGGAGTTGGATACAGAACCAACATCCTGAGTCAAAGCGTGCAACTGAAACGACTCAGTGCTACTTCCGAACAGCGCATAAACGCTGTTCGTTTTGAATACCAGCATTCGATCAGCAAAAGGAACAAGACCAGATAGCTCATCGCCCCTTTCTCCCACGTTGACACCTATGTAATCAAATTCTCGCCAAGATTCAGGATCATCAAGTTTCGACCATCGAAGACGGTTGGGATAAGCAGTACCGCTTTCCGTTGTGTGAGCAACCCAGGCGTGATTGTTCCAATGGCACGTATATTTCGCTATTGGGTAGTTCCCTGCTGAACCGTCTACGTTGGATGCAAGGTTCGATGCAGTTGTTCCGTCATAACTAAACGACGGACTGGTGCCTGATACCCCATAAAACTTAGAGTTTGTTGTTTGGCCGTACAAGCGTTCGCCATTGGTGACGGAAACTCCAGCCAAGCTAGTGAAATCACCAGTAGTTGACTCTGCAACCGTCGTACCGTACGAACAGATAACTCGGGCCGTTCCCCCATCGGGCGTGAACTGACTCAAACCAGTGACGTTCGAGTTCAACGCAGTGGCATTTCTTTTGTTAATCCCTAACCGCATTTTGATGCCACCCCTGGGGTCCACATCAACATTTAGCATGCCAGGGCTTTCCGAGGACGCCAAATTGAACTGGTCAGAACGAAAGTTCAAACCACCACTAAAATCTTGAAGCATATCCAGCTTAAACCCAGGTCGCGCCATCATCTACTCCCAGGAATACCTAAGACGATACGGCAAATAACTGCTAGACAACCAACGTGAAGATCTACGACCATTCAGCACTAACGGTTGCGGAGCAGGAGCATCAAGATATCTGGCTCGGAGATTATCAAGTTCTCTGATAAAGGTACCAAAATAATTAGCAGCCATATCGGGATCTTCTTGCTGGTCGTAAGCACGACTAATCCCGTATGTGGCGATTACAACGTGGAACGGTTCAGGGAAATCATCAGGACCAGTCCCGTTAATAGTATTTACTCCAAAATGAGTCGGATTTTTGTATCCACGCACATAAATGGTTTCTCCACCCGCAGGAGTGGGGTACAACCGTGCACTGTCCCCCCAGAAACTCCAATACCAAGGGTCCCCGCTACTTTCAGTGTCCAACGGATACGACGCATCGGCAGCATCTCTACCCAACATCGTAAGAATATGGTCATCAGTGCGTAAAGCCTGAATTTCTCTTAAACCATTACTCAGAGAAGCACCCACAGCAGACAAAGCATAATCTTTTGTACTTGCAACCGTGGTAAATGTTGTTTCTGCCTCATACCAAGGCCAACGCTTCTCGCTATAAACAACTTGATCGTAGCCTTCACCAAGGAAACGATTTAAGACCACATCCGAAATATCGCTGCTGTCAATTTCGACAACAGATCGAATGTAAGACCTCATATCCTCAATGTTCACACCTACTCCTTATGGAAAGTACAGAAGCTTTCTCCCTCAGCAGGGCGAGCTTTGCAAGGTTCACCAGACTTAGCTATCGCTAAACAACTATTCGTGGTGGGTTTAATAATTTCACCGAAGTCTTCAGCTTCCATTACGTTGCGACTTCCATGCTGAGAAGACCTAGCAGCGACTACTTTCCCTCTCTCCCCAGGGTCAGCATATAACCTCGAATTTTTTGAGTAACTAATTTGGTTGGTTGCATTTACTCTACTGACGTTTCGCATAAGTCCTCAAAAAAGTGACATGGTGGGGGGCCGAAGCCCCCCACGTCGTCATTTGTGGGTTATAGCCCTGTTAGTACCCCTTGTCGGGCACGGTTTGAACATGTCAACTGACCGTACGCAAGTATTTGTGAAAACACTGCGTCTTGGCTGGTTGGGCGTACAAACGGAGTTGCTTTGAACCACACATCGCTGTGTCGTACAAGCTGAAGGTACTTCGTGTTCAAGAAGTACATCGGTTGTGACGCCGCAGCAACGGTCCCTGTCGAGATGGCTCCATCAAATGTGATGGGCGCACCCTTGAACATGAGGTTCTGGAAGCCAGCGTCAGCCATGTCGGTATCGGTGTACCGCATTTGACCTGTCAGCAAGCTTTCATACTTTTCATACGCTTGCTGCGACGTGATGATGATTGTCGGCTGGTCATTACCAGTCGAACAATCGTTGTACATCGTTGCCATCATTGCTGCAGTCAAGCTAGCGACACCACCAGAGGCGGTTTCTTGCGAAGCCCAAAAGTCGTCACCTGTTACGGATGGGTCAATACCCCCAAGGGTGTTGGCCGTAAGGACTGATCCGTCAACAATTTGTTCCAGACCGTTCCACCGAGTAGCCAAAGCACCAGCGCCAGGACCAGTTTGATAGAACATTAAGTTCATGTTCTCAATAATGGTTTCCTGTGTCTGGAAGATCTTGCCTTCGAGAAGGTCAATGATCTGTGCTTCACCATTGTTTTGGGCTTCTTCAAGACCATTAATGGTTACCGTTGCGGCGTACTGTCCCCATGAGTACTCAGCAGCCGAAATACCTGCTTGAGCGGTCGTGAGAATAGTTTCCGAACCAGCGTAGTGGTCAGCCGTAGTGTTTGCTCCATAGATAATTGGAACAACAATCTTTGCGCCACCACTTACTGTTCGCATTGTTCCAGTGTTTGTCAACGCATAAAACAATGGACGGGCACTGAAAATGTTGTCCGTTAATCGCGGAATATAGTTATTGAGCGTGGTGCTCAATATTTGATCGAAATTGGCGTTTCCAGCCATATTTGTTTGCTCCTAAAAGGTTAAGTGCTTAGTTGTTCCTTTGCCTGAGCGAATGCTTCTCGGATACTTTTAGGAATTGAGGTGGGTTTGGAATCGGTTCCCATTTGGGTTGACCCCCCAGGTTCCACTACTGCTGCTTCCCGTTTCTTAGAAACAATTTCTTGTTCCTTCGTTAGTTTGTCAGCAGTGCTTTTAACCTCATCGAATCGCCAATGCGTGTAAGCAGCCTCAAGATTTGGAATCTTGTGTCGCAAAGCGTGATTAAGCAATTCACGGCTATCAAAATCGCCGTATGTTTCCTGTAGGTTCGATACTTGTCGCTCTACTGCTTCCTGTCTGCGAACGCTTTCAGACTGTTCAACTCTTTTTTCTAGGGCAGCAATCTTTTTGGCGGTAGGGTCTTCTTCTTCTTCCCAGTTGTAATCTTGGCTAGAAGAATCAGGTTGTCCTCCGAAATCTAAATCGAAAGATTGAGCCAGAGTTCTAAGTGTTTCCTCTGGATTATTTTCCAAAGCAGACACTATTTGTTCGGCCTGATGTAAACGGTCACGTTCAGCGGCCACCTCTTGAGTCTTTCGGGTGTAATCCGAATGTCTCTGATAGCCGTTTTGAAGTTCTTCAAGGCTGACCTGTTCTTCGACACCATCTACCTTGATGGTGTACGTTTCCCCAGGTTCCAATGGAACATCTATTGAAGATTCAGGGTCATCCACATACGTGGATTCCATATCAACTTCATTTTCTTCGGGCACTAGCCCCTCCTAAGGAATTCTCTGCGAGATTGTTCCTAATAACTATAGAGGAGTGTCCCACTATAAAGAGGGAAGCTCGACACCCATTTGATTTTGAAGCTGCGCTAAAATCTCTGGCGGTATGCCACCAGTGGGCGCAAACGCACCACCTTCAGGCGCTCCCATCCCTCCAGACATACCCATTGCGCCTAAATCTGGCGGAGAAATTATTGGTCCTTCTTCCTCCACGACTTCTTCTTCCTCTGGCTGCGGAGGTTGCCCTTGCATAATGAACTTCGCTGGATCTTTGATACCGAAACCATTCTCCAACACGTGCATCGCTAAAGCAGCGGGGTCAATGACTGTTCCAACAAGCGGACCTATAGCATTCATCAACGAAATCGCTTGTTGCTTACGAATTGTGTCATTCATCGGCTGCGTAGAACCAGCTTGAACAGAGAAATCGTATTCTCCAGTAATATCTTCACGGGTGTAGTCAACAAACATGTCTTCACCACCGACACTGGTGATTCTGGCTATTTGTTCACCTGTCATAAACTCTTGCATGAGTTGTATGACTCTTCCAGCTACCTGAGAAATAGCAATTTCGACAATCGCTAACTTGTCCGCAGACCGAGCATTCTGGGCATCAGCAACAATAGAAGCCTCAGTAGCCGTACGCCTAATCTCAGGCATTGCGCCTCTGGCGTACTCCGAAATACCTGAAACAGTATTAATATCAGCTTCAATTATGGACGAATAGTTGTATATTTCAGGACTAATTGGCACCTGAGGCATCGGAACAACCACTTCAGAAAGTGGTTTGTTCTCATCCACGACAGGGACCATACGTCCATCATCATCAGATTCAAGAGCTTCACGACCTTCAGGTCCAAATGAGCGTTCGTGGTACAACCATTTCCTGGCGTAACGCTTTCTGTCGTTCATCAACTGTGAACGAGTCTTATCAAGCTCCAACTGGAGACTTTCGATACTTTCGAGATCACCTATCGGATAGAATTGATCTGGAACATCATAATTTCGGACCATTACGAACGGTTGACCGTATGCGTAAGGCATTGCCACGGGATCTATAAGAAACTCGTCAGCACCCTCAGCGTAAACCGAAAGCGTGTTCAATCTCATGTCGTAGTATTCCCATACAACTACTTGGTCAGGGAGATACTGGTTTTTTTCTTCCATCGCTGTGTTGTCATCAGGAATATAGTTGCTTGACAGCCGTTTCCGTGCCGATGGTTTGTAACGCTTATCGTTTTGAGCTTCGTTAAGGTTCCTTACGATCCGTTGGGCAATCCAACCAGCTTCTCCCATTGTGTTTGCTTTAGGATCTACAAAAATGTCGAAAGGAGAGATCCTTTCCACGAACGGCTGATCCTCAACGACCCTCGTAATTGTTTGAGGGATATTTGCGTAGATATCTTCGTTCGTGGGAAGGTCAGCAGCTAGCTCAGGGCTATCTGCTGCGAAATCTGCGACTTCTTGAAACGCTTGATCTATTAAACTTTCCCGCTCGACTTCGGTAACAAGTTGTGTTTGCTCAAGAAATTTCCAACCAACTTTTATCCAGCCATGACCAAATATTAGGAAATCTTTGACTGCGTGACGGAAAGGGTCACGAAAGTTGTGGTGTTTCCACATGTAGTTGATGATTGCTTCAACAAATATGGCCCTGTCAACATTCTCTTCCGTGTTTGCTTGAACAACTATCTTTGGATAGTTCACCGCAACACTTGGTGCGATCACGTTGACTGTCGAAAACGCTAAATTGACTGCAATCAGATCTTGCTGGTTTGAAGTTGTCGAAGGCCAGTGCTTACCCTTGTACAAGTCTATTAACCGTCGCCAAGTGTTTTCGTAGCCTTGCTGGTCACGCCATTGGCGACATTTCTCGACGCCTTCAGTGTATTCACCTAGGAGTTCTTGACGAGACTTTTGAACCATCAGAATTGCGCTTTCTCAGGGAGTTTTTCGATGTTACGCCCTTGAGATTTAGCTTCGGCAAACACCTTAGCTTCTCGTTCACGGTTAGTCAGATGGCGTTCATCTACAGGCAAAGTCTTTCTATAGGCTTCACCAGTATGCACTGTTATTGATTTTAGGCGCAAACGACGTTCGTAAAGTTCCCTGAGTTCCCTTAAAGGAACATCTCTCCGTGCGAGAACATACTCAGAGAACTCTACGAAGCTGGCCTCATCTCGGAGGACAGCCATATTTTAACCAGCGTTATGGCCGCGAAGATCAGGCTGCTTACCAAGAGGCTCAACCTTGCCACTGGTTCCGTGCTGATTTTTCGGGGTTTCGCGAACACTCACAGTTTTACCTAAATCACCGTTTTGGTTCGCATACTTCCCTGCAGTCAATCGCTGTTTAGGTGATTGTGGACCTCCAGGGGTCCAAATGGGGTTAGCGGATACTGATCCGCCACGTTCCATCTTGTTATTTGCACCTTTAGTACCGTCAACGGTGACTCCAGGTGTTTGAGCAATATTTCTTCCCACGGATTCCTCCAAAAATGACATGTCTATAGAAAGGTTAGCGTGTCCCACGGATAGTAGTACCGCCTATGAGAGAAGAAGGCCTATCTGGCTCTCCCATTGCTAAACGTCCCCACCAGTCAACAGTCCAATAGTCGTTTACTTCAACTCTGTACTCAGGTTCGTGAGCGTATTTACGCATCTGGTTAGCCAAAGCTAACGCCATCACACGGTCGTCGTAAGGAGAACCACCCATGCTCCCCCTGTCGTTACGAACAAAAGTTCGTAACTCTGCCAAAGTGTGACGATCCCGAACAATCAACTCTTCGTTCCGTAATGCCGAACTCAAATCATCAATCATCAACGGTTTCGACGTACGAGTAGTCTTCCAACCATACTCGTGACCAATTCTGTTGTTCACACTGTTGAGTTGTCGTTTACGAAACAAATTGGGGTAACCCAAATGACGCAACTCAGTGATAGTTGTCAAACCATGGTTGTTTGACTCGACACAGCACAAAGCTGAATTAAACCAACGGCCTACATTGTCAACCTCTTCGGCTAAAAGATCTGGAGCGATATGGCCGTGCCATATGGCTGCCTGGTTTCCTGTACCGACATTCAATACCTGAATAACAGAGTAATCGCCGTGACCTAAACCTTCAGCCGTGTCGATACCCATAACATAAGCGGATCTTGCTGTAGGACGTTCCCAAACTTCTAAACTCATTGCGACCGAAACTCCAACACCCCAGGGGCCTTAAACATGTACCCAGTTTCGCCGTGAATAACTTTTTGTTCCATAGCTTCAAGAATATCTAGATCGAATACAGGGTTACCTGACTTGACGAACGCCTCTTCAGGCGTCGTCGGATATTCCTGAGCAAGCTGCCATGGCAACATTGACTCGACTTTTTCCAGGTACCAGGATTGTCCTCTATCCTCTGTCGCAGACCAAGGATAAAACATCGACGAAAACTTGTTAGCCCCAGTTGTAGCACCCACCCACAAGTGGTGAAAAAAGTTTCCTGAACCATTAGCCGTACTCAAACCAATGATACGGCCACCCACGTCCGCTACAGGTTCTATAGAACTCCACGCTTCCTCCGCATTCGGAAGGAAAGCCCACTCGTCAACCACAATCAGAGTTGCAGATTCACCACGAGCAGGATCAGAGGCAGACGGCAAAGACGTAATTTGAGATCCATTAGCGAATCCCATACGTTGCTGATGCTCCACAAGCGATTTAGGACCACGTTCAACCATCCACTTAGGAAGGTGACTGAACCCGTACTTACTTTTCCGAAGGAGCAACACAGACTCTCGCTCAGTTCTGGAGAGATCAATAATGTTTTGATCAGGATGAAAAAACGCTGTCCAGAACTGGTGTGCAGCTACCAGAGTACTCCACCCAATCTGGCGGGCCTTCAGAGTCAGCGAGTACCTATTTTTGGCCCAATGTTTGATAGCTTCCGCCTGAGCCTCACGTAAAGAAAAAAGAATACGCCCGTGAGCAGGATGAGCAATGTGCCAGTAATTCTGTAAAAAATAGTTCTCATCGCGAACACATTTCCTCCACTCTGCTTCTTGACGAAGTTCTGATAATCTAGACATTATGCTCACCAATCATTACTGGTACATCCCAAGGGCTTTAACCCCACAGCAGTGCGACGACTTGGACCAGGCTGCGGAGCAGAGTGAACAAGTCGAAGGGTTTCATTTCGGACACGAAGAAGGACATCGGAAATCGCAGATCTCATGGATCTATGAAACCTTCTGTACTGAAATGCTTGGCGCTTGGATGCAACAAGCCAACAAAGAAGCAGGTTGGTACTACGACTTACAAGTAGCTGAAGCCGTTCAATACACCAGGTACTCCGTTGGAGATCATTACAACTGGCATATCGACGGAAACCAAGACCTGCACGCTGCCCGCAAACTCGTTGCTCAGGTAGCACCACCGATTCCTTTGAACGTGACACCGTTCCCCAAATTTCAGGGAACTGTCCGAAAACTTTCAGCAACAGTCAACCTTTCAGATCCTAAAGACTACACAGGGGGCCAACTTGAGTTGCGTTGCTATGACCAGCTTCACATATTCAACGACGCCCCCAGAGGATCTATTGTTGTATTCCCCAGTTTTATAGAACATCGTGTAACTCCTATTGAATCAGGTGAACGTAACGCAGCAGTCATGTGGTACAACGGCTACCCACTCCGTTAGCTTTCGCCCCCATGAGTATGCGTAGGCACATATTTTTTGTACGGATACATCGACGGAGAATCACCAAAAACAGTCACATCAGGAAACCACACCCGATCCTCCCTCCTGTACTCACGAATAATGGGAGGAATCCGAAACCACTGACCCGCACACACCGAAACCCTAAAATTTGTCATACTAACAGCCTAGATCTTTCCGTAACTGCTCCCACACAGACCACTGAGATTCAGTCCACGTGATATCAATCGTATTCATAAACTGAGAACACTGCACCGAGTAGCCCCCACCAGTAATCATCTCAGAAGGAATCCCAACAGGCTCTACCTCACCATCGGGCCACAACATCATAACACCAGAAACAGCAGCAATAAGAGCCACAACAGCAGCCGTAATAGCCTTAATGATCTTTTTGACGGCCTCTGCCCAAACATCAGTTCGTTCAGCGACATCTTTAATCGACATAAACCCCCCACAGAGTTATTTCAATCCCCTATTACGAGCACGATTCGTAGAACTATCCTCCAACGTCGTGCCGCCCCCCGCAGTATGGGAGACATCCTTACCAGTCAAAACCTGACCAGCTTTCTCTCTAGCTCTCCGCTCCTTATCTAAGTCCGCCCGATACGCCTTGCGTTCAGGAGTCGCATGATACTTCGTGTTGTATGCATCCTTCTTAGCTTTCGCATCAGGATTATTGTTGTAATACTCAGTCGATTTACTCACCATCACTGACAACTTTCACAAACATCGACCTCATCCAACGAACACTCAATAGGCTCATCATCCAAAAACGGATCAAGCAACAAATCGGGACGTTCTCCCATCTCTTCTAACTGCATCCACATCCCATCATCATGCAAATCCTGTGAAGTAGCACCCAACACCCTCACCTTTTAGTAACTTTCTTGCCCGTCTTTTTGGCATAGGACTTAGCAGCCTTGCGGCCCTTAGTCGAATAAGAAAAATGTCTCTTGCCAACCTTAGGCATCCTCGCTCCTTAAACCAGAAACCAACGAATCCAACTCTGCAGCCAACTCCGCATCAGACATACCCGATGCCTCACGCTCATCATCAACCACCACTCTCCGCTTCGGAGTGAACCGTTCTATGTACTGTAAGTACAAAGAAGCAGCCTTAACATCACCCTGTGCGGCCTGCTTGTACAGAGCGTCAACTACTGACTGGGTACGCTCGGGGTGGACGTTTAATTCGGCAGCCCTGCGGTCCCACTCACGGACAAAACGAGGATCAGATTTCCACCGCCTCACCGTACGCTCATTCAAGTCACGCTCAACACACCATTCCTTCGCAGAACTAGGAACACGCTCATCCGATAACAGCCAGTCGAGAAACTCTGCCCATTGGTTGGGCATTACCTGTTGTCCTGTATCGGGGTCTGTGGCCCAGCCTCGGCCACCACCATTCTGGGGCATAACGAACCTCCTATAGGAAAGTTTAATTGTCCCAGTGAGGGAAAGTGGGACAGTGTAGGTATAGTGTAGGGGGGGGGAGGGGAAACCCCTCAAGGGTTTCCCCTCCCCCCCACCCTTTCCCTACCTTGTATGCCCATAGCCGCTCTTCCATAACAGGCATACATGGAGAAAACAAAAAAAGAACGCTCCCCCCCGTCGAAGTTTTCAAAACACAACGCACTGCCTATTGATATCTATACATAAAGGGGTTCACTATCCCCACCCCCCCTGGGGGTGCCCTCGGTCGCTGCTCCTCTTCGCATGGCTCCCAGTCATGGCAGTAAACGGGCGCAACGGGGTAGGTCTCACCCATAAACCCGCCGTGCCG